TGTTTTTGACGGTTTAATCACAGCGGACGTACCCATAGACAATAAACTTGCAGCAGTACTTAAAGAACTAACATGAGCCTTTCGTCAGTACACACAATTTCTGTGTTGGCACACACCCCTGTGCCTATAAATTCAAGGACACTGTAATGCCCAACAGTGCAATTACAGCAGTGTTTGGTGGGGGTCAGTCTGTTTTGGGGTGGTGTCTGACTGGATTTGATTCAGGACTTACAGGCCCATCGGTTAGTAATTTTATAAACGGATACAACCTGACTTTAGATGACGCTGCTTACACGGCACAGATAGGAAGCACAACCTTTTCACAACAGGGAATAAGCACAGGAGCCATTCCCTTTAAATTTGTTACCCCTGTGTCCCACGTAGGGTATAAAATATTTGTGCAACCACGAACTGTTGGGACACAATACTCTGATAGCGGCAGAGCATTTTTTGCCCACGCCTTAAACACAAACCAGTACCCTAAAACCGTGAACGGTTTTTGGGTTAGATTTGGAATGATGATAAGAACAGGCGATACTTCTTGGGCTAATACCATAGTCTACAGACCAGATTACGGGGAGATACTAAATCGCACCAATGCTTCTGGCTACTATCAACTACAGGTGGTGGTGCTATGACAAGTGTTCGTGGGTCTTTTGGAAACGCTGCTTCGTCTAGACCTGCTGCTGATGCGTGGTGTGTGTTTGAACTAGATGGCGGCAACGCTCCAATTCTTTTAGACTCTTACGGCATTAGTTCTGTTTCCCGAGTTCAGCCAGGTGTGAGTCGCGTTGTGTTTACAAACCCTGAAAAATTTGTTAGTGGTGCGTATGTTGGACTGATGCAGGATGAACTAGGAAATGCGCCAACCAGTGAGGGAGGTGTGATGATTATTCACGGCACAACATCAAGCGCAGGTGTAACTGCTGGTGGTGCTAGTGCGTCTTGTGATATTGCGGGTATTGGTTTTAATGCAGGGAACATAGGTACTCCATCGCATATAGGTGACTCACCCAACTCGGCTAAAGCAAGAATACACGCTGCGTTTTTCTGCTTACGTAGTGATAGTGATAGAAACAAAACATCGGTTGCGAATCTGCTGAAGTGGAGTGAAGATTTCGATCAATGGCCTAATAATCTTGTGGCTGGCAATATCAGCAAGTCTTCAACCGTATTGGCTCCTTTTAGCGGTGCAAATGCAACCAGATACAACAGCAATCAAACAAATCAAACAAATTCATATATTGCACAGGTAGCAACCAAAGACGGAATACACAGAAAAACGTACACATTCTCTGTGTACGCCCAAGCAGGAAATGGACTAACAGCAACCTTACTGTGTGGTGGAGTAGGTAATAATTTTGGTTTTAACTACAACTTGTCTACATCAGCGGTTACGCTGTATTTTAACACTACACCGTTTGACAATGGAGCAACCTGTAGTGGACAAATGGTTGATGTTGGAGACGGGTGGAAGCGTTGTGTTTTGACATACATCCCAACAACAACGGGTCAATCTGTTCCACTCATTACCAATAAAGAACCAACAGCCGATAAAGACTTTTACATATGGGGGGCTCAACTAGAAGAAGGAACAGTAGCTACTCCGTACATTAAAACCACAGCCACGGCTCCTGTTTACGGAAACCAAGACCTGCTTATAAACCCGTATCCAGGAACCAAAGGACTAGGTGTTGGTAGTCGCCAAAATCTTTTCAAACGCAGCGAAGCATTCACCGATGGGTATTGGACAAAAACAAGAGTAGGCATATCGGCTGGTGGTTACACTGCACCAAACGGCACAACCACGGCTATGAAACTCCACGAACTTGACCCAACACACCCGTCTTCACCACAACACAGCAGCGGATTTTATTACAAATCCATATACGCCGCACCACTCCCCAATGGTCCAACTGCTGGAAACGGTAACTACACCGTTAGTATTTTTGCAAAGGCAGCAGAAAGGCAGCATCTTGCTCTTGCCGATAGTAGTTACGGTTCGTTTGGTCTGTTTGTTGTTGATCTAACCACTGGCAGAATTACAGAAAATTCTTTAGGTCTGTCTGCAAAAACTATTCCGTACGGAAACGGATGGTGGAGAGTGGTGGTTAGTTACAGAACTCCCAGACACCATAGCGGTGGAACTAATGCGTTTGGTTTTGCACCAAATCCAGGTTCAACAGTCAATTCGCAATACGGCCCATCCAGTGCAGGAGTATCAGGCAGCGGCATACTCATATGGGGAGCGCAACTAGAGCAGGGAACAGTGTTTGGTGAGTACACACCAACAGGTGCAGCTGTGGCAGGAACCACCTACACTCGTTTGGCAGGCAACACCTACTCCTCTACAGTTACAGGTATTGGAAACAGAGGCGAAGCAACAGCATGGGGAACAATTGTGATTCCTCCTATTGTGGGTGGACATTCTCCAGTGTGTGCTTATTTGGAAAATTCTTACGGGATTGCCGGTGTGACTGCACGTCACAATTCTGTATTTGACCTGTCTTTTACAAAAAAGATGGCAAGCGATATGTACTGTGTAATTACAGGCACAGAACAGGAAACTACATCGTCTTCAGATGGTCTGCTCAGTGGTCTTGGTGTGAACGGTTCCATTCCCCCAACAGGCGAGTACACCTTAAATTTGCTAAGATCGCAGCCCGCTGAAACAGAAAATAGTGGGCAAAAAACAAGAGACGGGTTCATAATTACTTGTGTGCGGCAATATTCAGAAGATAACAGGTTTACTAGACAATCTGTCCACTATCAGAGCGGACGGACTCAACGAATACACTTTATAGTGTTTGGAGGAAAACAAATAAATGACACGCCGTAAACTGAAACGATTTGCAGAGTTCACAGAGCAAGAGGGCAGTGGCACAGTAGCACCCATTAATACTGTTGGCAACGAAAAAATTGCAGGAATAGGGAACGATTTTCCCCCTTTTCCTGCTAAAAAGCGGGTCAAGATTTTAAAACGAAAACTGCCAAAATCCTAAATACTGTGTACTATTTTAGAGGGGAGTACCTGTATGATTAGTTCAGAACTTGTTTCATTGGTTGGTGGTGCAGCCACAGGCTTTCTGTTTCGGTACATGGCACAAAAGTCGCAGGATCAAAAAGAAATTTTTGAGCGACTAATTGCTGCAAACAAACAAACCACAGAAAATCAAGACAAGGCAGCAGCTCGTGTTCCAATTGATGTGGGCAGAGGAATTCGTCAACTCATTGTGTTGTCGGTGCTGTTTGCCACACTGCTTGCACCGTTCATACTGCCGTTTTTTGGTCTTCCTACTTTTGTAGAGGTGGACTCTACCACACCTGAAGGACTGTTTGGATTAATTCCAGAGTCTACCCGCAAGTACTTTGTGGAGGTTAACGGGTTTTTGTTTGCGTCTGAAACTCGTCAAATTTTGGTGAGCATTGTAGGGTTCTATTTTGGCAGTGCTGCTGCATCAAACAAGTCGTAAGGAGGCAATCATGATTACCCGAACACTATCATCACTGATTTGTTTAGGAACACTGCTCGCACTAGTTTTTTGCGGTGTAGTGCTGCTTGTTGGTTGCAACACTTCACCCGTAATTGTTCCTGATATTACATCAGACAGTCCCATTACAATGAAACTAAAGCACGAGATCATGAACGGCACACAAATCACGGATAATTGGGGGTGGATACTGTGGTATCTGCCCGTGCTTGTGCTTGTGATAGGGTGGTCGTGGAAAGAATTTTTAGGTAGACGACGCGACCGGTAAACTTTACTCGTCTGTGATTCGCAGATCTTCCGGCAGACTCTCGTACATCTTTTTGCAGATGTAGTACGAGTCAACAATATCTGAAACAGGACTCACAGACTCCTGACGATTAGGGGTTAATAGTCCCTTAAGGTTTACTCCTGTTTCTTTTAACCACGCAGCGTACATGGAGTTTTTGTCTGCATTACCTTTTCCAGTAGCATATTTTTTTACCTCTGTGGGTGGAATAACACTCACTGGTACACTCAACTGGTACAGTTTGTACTTTAAAATGCCTGTGTTTTCTGCAATGTGAAACACCCTGCCGCTTGCAGAGTACGCGTACCCTTCAATTGCCACATGAGAACACCCCATCACAATATCAATTGCCCAGTCTGCAATGGTTTCGTAGCGGTGCTGATCGTTTTCCCAATCGCTTAACTCTTCTCCAAATATGTTTAGTGTACGAATTTTGCTTTGCTTTTTGTTGTTTGATAAAAAATAAAATGAGCATCCACTGTAGTCAAATTTACCAGGTGGGGTTGCGTGAAACAAGCATATTGCAGGGCCACAAAGAGAATAATCTATTCCCGCTATAATCATACCTTTATTTATCTTGTCTACATAAAGATAGAAAGGAGGAATCTAATATATGATTCCAGAAACAGAAAATTACAATGAAACAGTCCTGATCCCCGTGTTGCAGGACAGAGTGAGCGTGCTTACGAACCAAACCATTCTGCTTGAAGCAAAACTGAAGATTGCAGAAAAGGAGAAGGCTCAAATTCAAAAGCAATTGGACGAGGCTTTACAGCCCAAGTCCGAACCAACGGGCGAGCAGAATCCCGAATAAAAAAGAAAATATAGACAGCAAAACTCGTTGGACTTTATCTAGTTTCATGGGTTGTTTTCCATGGTTTTTTGTACCCATTCAGAAAATAGATCTAGTCTAACAGCGGAGTTTTCGTACAGGTGTGATCCCCAGACTCCTCTTCTTATACCCAGAGAGGAAACTATACCCACGAGAACTCCGCTGTTGTTGTATACTGCTCCACCAGAGTCACCAAACCACACGGTGCCGTCAAGTGGAAGCATTTTAAATACTGTAGGGTCTTCTACAAGTGTTCCGTAGTACCAGAACACTCCTGCAATGCTTTTACGCTTAATGCCTCCTCCGTACCCCACAACAGTCAGCGAGTCGCCACGTCGAGTTTGAGCGCGTTCTTGGGGCAGCGTGGACGGTGTTTCAGGACACGGAGTGTCTAGTACAAGCACTGCCAAATCTACAAAAATAATTGTGCCAATTTTATAATTGGGATGAAGAATTGCGCGGTCAATTTTAAATGCTTCGCCTCCTGAAATAAACCAGTGTGGAGACACACCGTCCACACAGTGTCCTGCTGTAAGCACATGACACGGAGAAATTAATACTCCACTACCGTAAACTACTTTATCCTCTTGTGCCAGTCCTCCAACCTGTGGTTCTTGCCACTCAGTAATAGCAGAAAATCCCTTCATAAAGAAGGGGAGTGGGTTACTGTTGGGTACTGGTTGCCCTAAAGGTTTCGCAGAGGGGACAGCGGTATCCCATGCACAGGCTTGCAGCAAGACGAGTGCAAGAGCCAGAAGAAGAGATTGAACCCCTGGTCTCTTCATATAATTATTTAGACAGCAAAAATAAAAAATTGCTAGATTTGTAAAAAAATAACCCCCCTGTTACGGGGGGTTGAGTAAACACTCCACAGTGGTGCAGGGTTATGTGGTCAGGTCAACAATCTCGCATTTGTCGCCTGTACACGCGAATGTTTGGACTCCAACAGTCTTGTCTTCTTTTTCGTAGTTCACCAGTTCACTCCAATCCACTCCTTTAGGCATGGCAGCAAGAGCTGCTTCGTACTGCTCCTGTGTGCAGTCCTGATACGGAGCTTGCTTGTACGAGTGGTCAGAGTGTGGCAGAAAAGAAATACCGCTAATCTCGTCAAAGTGTGCGTACACCCACGCACCAACTTCCAACCATTCGTGTTCACGTACAGTAATGGTAATACTTGGTTTGTGTTCGCACCAGTGCCGCTGATACTTTAACCATAAATTAAGGTGTTCAATTGCAGTCATGTCATTACGAGTCAGAGAATCTACTGCATTCATGGGGAATGAAAACACCATTGTGTGGTCGGGACGCATATTGCACGGCTCGTGTGGAAACCCTTTGTCCACCATGAACTGACACAGTGGGTCTTTACGGTCTGCACGAACAGTACGAATATAGTACTTGTTGTGTCGTGCGTGGATACCGCTTGCAGAATCGGTGAGTTGTGACACGGTTCCACTAGGTTTCACACAAGTAATAGCAGCAGCAGGATTAATACCAATCCGTTTTGCCCACTCTTTGTTTGTGGCTACAGCGTCCCCCTTCAGCGTTTCAAGCAAAAGGTCAAGGTTTGGCCCTTGCGAACACATCATAGGACTATCCAAGATGCCTGTGAGCGAAACACCAAGCAGAGCTTCTTCTTCACAGTTCTTTTTCCATTCACTAGACAGATACGGAAAGTGGGTAAGTGACGCTTGCCAGGTGCCAAGAATAGCAGCAAGGCGAACCTTACGCTTCATAGACTCAGGAGTATCGTCCTTGCGAACAATTACTTCACTGAGATTGCAGAACTCTTTGTCGCGTAGAATAATTTCTGAACACGGATTTGTTCCAAACTCGTAAGACGAGTCGCGGCGGTCGCCTAATTTAGCAACAGTTTTTTGCGCTGCTTGGCGGTTGAAAATACCACGCTCTCCGCTTTTGCTCTTGTAGAGTGACAACCACTCTTCCATGAACACACCAATGTCTGGTTTCTCTTTGTACGCAACGCTGTTGTTTGCCAGAGCACGCTGCGGATTTTCAAGCCACCATTGACCTGTTTTTGCTTCACGCATACGCTCGTCTGTAAGATTAGACAGAGAAATGAGTGCAGATCTACGAACACCGCCCACAACCACTACTTCTGCAACTTTACAAATAATATCGTGGCATTCCATAGAGGTGAGTTTTCGTCCTGCTGCTCGCTTGAAAGTGTCCACTGTGAAATTAAAAAGTTCCTCTAGTGGACGAGGCCCACTTGCACGACCACCAAAAGTCTTGAGACGCGCACCAGCAGGACGAATTTTACTCAAATCCCATGATGGAATCTGTCCACCAATAAGCAGGGACACTAATTCACGATACGCTTTTGCCCAACCCTCTTTGGAGTCTTTTACTACAATAATGGTGTCGCTATTACTGAACTGCTCTGAAATAGTGGGCAGTTTTTCCACGTACTGTCTCTCCACAGAGAACCCCACACCTGTGCCACACATCAGCACATACAGTATTTCATCAAATGCACGAACCTTGTTTACTGCCACATACGAGCAGTTGTAGCCTGCGGTGTTGTCACGAATGAGTGCTTCGCCTGCGGTCATCAGCGAACGCATGGACGGCATTATTTCAAGATTCAGAACCGCTTCACGAAGTTCTTCACGAGTGGTCTTGGGAATCTTAACACCTTTTTGATTCCAGTGTTTGTCAAAGAATGTGAAATAGCGGTCAACTGTTTCTTCCCATGTTTCACGTCTGCCTTCGCTTTCAAGCCATCGTGAGTAGCGTGAAAGATGAATAAAAGACTGGTATTGAGTGGGAAGACTTTTGCTCATTCATGCCTCCATTATTAGGGTTGGTAGAGTATTTATCCTCTACCTGTTACATCACAGGCAATCAAATATCAAATTGGGATATTTGACATTTATAAGAATCCAAGAATCAGACCGCCGGTCTGCACTTCCACAGCAATTAGTTCTGCGTCACCGCTCATGGTGTCTGCGGCGTTATCTGCCGCACGGTAAATTTTCAGACGGAAAAAGTCTCCCGCAACCAAAGTGTCTATATTCGATTTTGTAACTGTGAGTTCTGTGGTGCTTGGTGTGCCGGATGTAGCGTTTGTAGTGGTGTTGCCTTCAGTTGCAGTGGCAAACGAATCAGAGTCGCAATCAGTATTCAGATTCATAAACTGTGCTCCCCAACGCACAGCACCGCTTGTTGCGGTTGTAGCCATCCAACGAATGCGTACCTTTAGTCCGTTGTCCGTAACTGCACCTTCAGGAATCACTCCAACAAATACAGCACTTTCGGCTGTGGTAGAGTCAAAATCCAAGACTTTAATAGAGTTGCGAGTGTCTGATGAGGCAGCATTAAGTGCAGGAGGCTGATTGTCTAGTGGAGTAAACACTGCGTAAGTCTTTGATGGTCCGTTTGCCCACACTAGGGTGCCTGCACCGTCACTTTCTGTAAGAACTTGTCCTGCGGCTCCTACACTGATGGGGAAGGTATAAGAGTCACTTCCGTAATTAAAAGCGATCTGCTGATTCTGGTCTTCTACAGTAATGTAAGTGCCGTTGTTATTACCATCATAATCCCCAATGTAGATTCCACCGCCTATTGCTTGGTAAATTTTTAGAGTACCGTTCCCCATTGACACGATTTGACTGTCGCCGCCGTTGTCAATTAAACTCAAATATCGCGTGTCGTGATTTCGTATATCCAACTGAGCGATACCACCGTCAGTACCCATTCGCACACTACTACTGAATGTTGCTCCTGCGGCACTCAGTCCTCCCATAGCGTGAACCAGTCCACGAATATACGCATCGGTTTGTGCAGTAGCACCAATAACGGCAGTAAATGAACCCAATCCTGTTGCTTGGGTTCCAATCACAATTTCATTTGTAGAACTATTTGTTCCAGCGATGTTGTAACCAATATAGATGCCACCTGTTGCAGCAGTAATGTTGTATGCTGCGCCTGCGCCCAGTGCAACATTGTTTGAGCCTGTGGTCTTGATCAGCAGCGCATTCAAACCCATCGCAGTGTTGTTGCCTCCTGTGGTGTTGGCGAACAGCGCACCCGTGCCCACAGCAGAGTTGAAATCGCCTGTGGTGTTGGCGTTCATCGCTCGACGGCCCAGCGCAGAGTTGTTGCCTCCTGTGGTGTTGCTGAACAGTGCATCAGTACCCACTGCAATGTTCCTGATGCCTGTGGTGTTGTTCAACAGTGCAAATGTGCCCACCGCAGTGTTCGCCAGGCCTGTGGTGTTGCTCAGTAGCGCACCCGCTCCCAACGCAGTGTTGGTGCTAACGTTTCCTGCTCCTCTACCTACTCGTAACCCGTTAACGGATATGTCATCAGCGAATGTAACACCACCAGCAGCAGAAATACCAGCAGTGAATCTAGTGAGTGCAGAAAAGGTTCCTCCTGCGGCAGAAATACCCGCAGTGAATCTAGTCAATCCGCTAAAGGTTCCTCCTGCGGCACTGATGCCACCATTGGTGGACAAGGTTCC